ACCAACGGTTCTAGCTGTTTTGACAAAAAGACGCCGTGGCGAATCGTTGGTATTGGCTCGTGTTCGCTTGGCGTTCTCATCATTTTACGCCATTTACATTAAAAAGTGTTGATTTCATTGGATTTACACCTGGCCTGCTACGCGACCCCTTTTTTTATTTTTTAAAACTAATTGACCCCCTAAAATTCCCCTTATATAAAATAAACACAATGCAAATAAAGGATTATAAAAGAATTAGATTACATTGGATTGATATTTTAGGTGATACAGCTTGGGCTGATCAAGATGAATTTAATGAAATGGAATGTAGTACTTGTGTAAGTGATGGATATCTATTTTATTCAGATCAAAACAAGTTAATGACTTTTGCATCATATGAAGCTGAAGACGGTGAAATAATAAGTTTTGGAGATAGAAATGTATATCCTATTGGATGTGTTAAAAAAATTGAATACCTATAGTTGTATTAATAAAACAAGTTTTGGATGTCTATTGCTAAAATATTGTACATGTATTAAAAAATAAGAAAAAGAAATAAGAAAATAAAAATGTTAAAATTATTGGACCTGTTTTCTGGAATAGGTGGTTTTAGTTTAGGATTAGAATCTACAGGAGGATTTGAAACAATTGCTTTTGTAGAGAAAGATGACTTTTGCCAAAAAGTCTTAAAAAAACATTGGCCAAACACAACCATAGAAGGAGATATAAGAAATGTCAAAGGAGATAAATACGAAGCAGATATTATTACCGGTGGATTTCCCTGCCAACCATTCAGTGTCGCAGGAAAAAGAAAAGGAACAGATGACGATAGATATCTCTGGGACGAAACTATTAGAGTCGTTAGAGAATGTAAACCCAGATGGTTCATTGGGGAAAATGTTGAAGGTCTTATTAACATCAACAACGGCTTGGTACTCCGACAGGTGCAAACTGATTTGGAAAAAGAAGGTTTCGAAGTCCAATGTCTTGTTATTCCAGCTTCAGGCATCGGTGCATGGCATCAAAGAAAAAGAATCTGGATCATTGGAGAGAATGTGGAGAACTCCAACAGCAGAAGGAGATGCGGGAAGAAGAGGATTGGGAAAAATGACAACTTTAGAGGCACAACAAAAAAACAGGACAGTAACACTAACAAGACAAATGAGAGATGTGAATCAGGGGATAATAAAATCACCATCAATGTTTCCAACTCCAACAGCATCGGATATAGAGGGTGGAGTATCAAAGGATGTGCAACTCAAGGATGGACATTTCTTCCGAGAAAACAAGAAGGGAGAAAGATGGGGAGTAAAATTGAGGGATGCAGTAAGTATAATACCAATGAAAAAAAAACCTGGTGGCAAACTGAATCCAGAATTTGTGGAGTTCCTAATGGGGTATCCTTTGAATTGGACAAAAATAGAAACAACAGAGTAAAGTCTTTAGGTAATTCTATTGTACCACATATAGTAAGAGAATTAGGATTAGCCATATTAGCAGCTGAAAATAGTGTCAATAATTAGTGCTAATTATTAGACATAATATTGTTTTTTATCTATTGACATAATATCCCATGTTAATATAAATTCGAATCACTAACAGAAAGGAAAATAAAATGGTTAAAAAAGTAACAGATAAAGAGTGGTCAGAATATCATAATTCAAAAATTAATTTGAAAGATGCTTTAGAAAAACATCTTGAGAATATGGATAAAGTTTTTATTTATGATAATACTAATGATGATGGTGATTATGGTGCTGAAATGGATGCTCAAGGCACAAGTCTTATGAGAGAAATTTTAGCTAAAGTAACAGCATGGAAAAAAAGTTACGATGAAAACGTAAGAATAAATAATGAAAATGAAAGGAAAAAAAATGGCTAATACACCGTTTATCTTTAGACCTGAAGACGAAAATAAAAAAATATATGTAATCAAACAAGAATACATATTAACTGTTGAACAATACGTTAAAGCAGACAATGAAGATGAAGCTTTCAATACTTATTTAACTCATGGAGGAATTAAGTATGAAGACATTGGTAAACATTTAACAAATGAAAAATTTGATGAATGTGAAACAGGAGTTATTGACATTGATAGTCCCGATACTAAAGTTAAATATGTTGGAACTGTTTGTCGTATATCTAAAGATGATCCTTACGATTTAGAATGTCAGGACATTGAAACAGAATACAAAGACAATGTAGTAGCTTTTAACAAAACTTTTGGGAGACACGCATGAATAAACATAAAAAATCTCCTATGCAAAAACCTTTATTAAACCAAGATATCTATAAAGATTTAAATTATGATATCATTAATAAATGTAGAGATGCTTTAATTGTTTCTTTTGAATCGATATCAAAAGAAGAAAATTTTACTTATGCTGAATTTACTAAAAGAGTAAATAATCATAAGAAAATATTAGACATGTTTGAGACTAACGTTAAAAACTTATGGAGTTAATATGAAAATAAATAACTTAGAAGATTTAGCTAATCATATTATAGATGATTGGAGAAGTGGTTCATATTGTGGTGGATATAATGGTGAAGAATGTTTGCTAGGCGGTAGACAAATGGCAGAAATTTTTATTGATCAAGCACGCAAAAAATTAGCTGGAGAAGAAGAAGCTGAAATTATGTGGCATGCTGAACGTATAGAAGAATATGTTGAAGAAATGGCTAGTAAATGGAGTTCATACGATTAAAATGATACCTTTTCCTAAAAAGAAATATCAAATCATTTATGCTGATCCTCCTTGGAGTTATCAAGGGAACATGATGAATAGTTCTGTTGTTGATCATTATTCTGTAATGAATTTAAATGATATTTGTAATTTACCTATAAAACAAATAACTGATGATAACTGTATTTTATTTATGTGGGTTACTCTTCCAAAGTTAAATGAATTTATGAAAGTTATTGAAAGTTGGGGATTTGAGTATAAATCAACAGCTTTTGTTTGGGCTAAGAAAAATAAACTAGCTGATACTTTCTTTTTGGGTTTGGGACGATGGACAAGAGCCAACCCAGAAATTTGTATATTAGCAACTAAAGGTCAAATAAAAAGATTATCTAAATCCGTAAGACAATTACAAACATTCCCCATTGAACAACACTCTAAAAAACCAGATAAATTTAGAGATTTAATTTTAGAATTAGTGGGTGATTTACCAAGAATAGAACTATTTGCTAGAAATAAAACTGAAGGTTGGGACGTTTGGGGTAATGAAGTTTAATATGAACGATTGGAAAAAAGAGTGGTTAGATATGCCTGAGTTTAAACAAGAAAAGAAAGAAGCTTATGCAAAAATAATTATTCGTTTTGATAATGAAAATGATTTGCAAGAATTTTCTAAACTTATAAATCAACCTCTAACTAATAAAACTAAAAGTATTTGGTATCCAAAATTAATTAGAGGTTTGAATTCAAATAAAAGATATGTAGATGAATCCTAAGTATCCGGTTTATGTAATATCTAAAAATAGATCTGATAGACTTTTAACAATTAGAGAACTTGAATTAATGCAAGTTCCTTATAGTTTGGTTATTGAACCACAAGAATATAATCAATACGCTGAAAAAATAAACAAATCTAAAATTATTGTATTGCCGTTTGGAAATTTAAATCAAGGATCTATTCCAGCACGCAATTTTGTTTGGGAACATTCTATTTCTAAAGGACATGAGAGACATTGGATACTTGATGATAATATTGAGGGGTTTCATAGATTAAATCATAATATGAAACCAAAGGTAACTTCAGGAACTATGTTTAAGTGTGCTGAAGATTTCACAGAACGTTATACTAATGTAGCTTTGTCTGGTTTTAATTATTATAGTTTTTGTAAGACAACAGATAAGGTTCCTCCTTATTATTTAAACACAAGGATATATTCTTGCATATTAATAGATAATAAAATTCCATATCGTTGGAGAGGAATCTACAACGAAGATACTGATTTAAGTATTAGAGTTTTAAAAGATGGTTTATGCACTATTCTATTTAATGCTTTTCTTGCAGGTAAAGTTACTACAATGAGAATGAAAGGTGGCAACACAGACGAATTATATAAAAATGATGGTAGAAAGAAAATGGCTTTATCATTACAGGAACAGCACCCAGATATAGTTAAAGTTGTTTGGAAGTTTAACCGTTGGCACCATCAAGTTGATTACAGCAAGTTTAAAGCTAATAAATTAATTAGAAAACCTTTATTAAACTTATCTAATGAAGTTAATAATTACGGAATGAAATTGGTAACAATCTAATGGACTACGAATTTACTCTTGTTCTATTTGTTCTATATTTTGCAATTCAGGTTTTGATTTCTGTTCTTTAACAGTTTCAAAATCAGCTTCAACAAGTAAACCTTTGTGGTCTTCTAGTATTTGTTTCATTTTAGCTTCTAATTCAGCTGGAGTTAATGAATCAACGCTCCCATATTTAATAATCTTTTGATCTATATATAAACCTGCAGCTTTACCTCTAGCAACTTCCGCATTGATAGCAGCAGACCACGCTCCTTTATTTCTAGATTCTTCCCTAAGTTTTGCAAGTTCGCTTATATGGTTCTCAAATGTAACTTCGTATTTCTGTTGGACTTCTTCTCTAAGTTCGCCAATGTATTTAGCAAGTAATGGAAACTTTCTAGGATTACGTAATTCAGAAGCTGTTATTCTAGCTCTGTCTTCTTCGTATCCTGCTTGTCTTGCGCATTCAGTTGCTGTTAATCTACCTTCATTGTAAACTAGTAGTTCAGCAAATTTTATTTGCATCGGAGTTAATTGTTTTGGAACACCCATATATTGACAAATATCGTAACAATGAGTATATGTCAATCGGGGCTGGCTTACGAGAAGATGAAAGATTTTTGCCTTCAGATACTGAGCCCCATTTAAAAAGGTATGATCAATAGTAAAACATTATTAGACGTATTATCTAGACTTCTTAAAAAATCAGAAGCCGCTTCTAATGCAAGAATCCAGGTCCAAATGCCTAACGGCGATCTTCATGACATTACAGAAATTAAATTAATGGAAAACATGGTTATTGGTCAACTTGAAACTCATAGATTGGTATTAAAAACAGAACCTCAAAGACATAAAATGTCTAAAGTTATAAGATCAAATCAGATTGTATAGGTTACGTTGAAACCAGAATCTAAATTTTGGAAAGAAGTTAAGAAAAATACTCCTAAAATTTCTTGGACTAGACTTGAATCTTGGGCTTCTTTTGGCGTTCCGGATTTATTAGGATACCACGAATCTTGTGGTTTCTTTATGGTTGAGCTCAAAGTAGCTACAGGTAACAAAATAAGACTTTCACCGCATCAAATTATGTTTCATACGATACATTCTAAACGCAATTTTATCTTAGTAAAAGCCGACGCTCCGCGTTCCATAAAACTTTATGAAAGCTCCGAAATTAACAATCTACGATCCGATATCCGCAAAGCAAAAATCGCAGCCCAAGATAATTGGACTGCGATTCAAGCTAAGCTATTAGGGGAAACTACCAACGTCCTTTAGTCTTCCGCGATCCGCGGTACTTCTTATCAAAATCGTCTTTATCGTTCATATCTCTGCTAATCGCATACCAATAGAACAGCGCTGCGATGATGGCGGATATACAAACGCCTGACATAACAATATCGTATAAGTTTTCTAGTATATTAATCATGTTATCCTTTCTATTATTATGAACCAGTTATTAGGGGAGCTCATGGTTCAGGAGCAACTAATATATATTCCCATAACAACAATAAGTCAACAATAAATATTTCTAAACGAATCACGATTCAAGATCAACGGACCGCGATAAGTCAATGCGACATATTGTCGCAGGCGCGCCTGGCTTAATACAACCTACGGTTGTAAACGTAGGTGTGCGGTATCCTACCAAGATATAATCAATTCTCATTCTGATTAGTATTAGTATCTTCTCAAACCTGTAATAGAATATCCCATACTATTAATAATAAGTCAAACGATATAGCTGCGACATAATGTCGCAGGTAATACAACTATAGGTTGTGCGGCCCGGCTTCGCCGGGTTCCCGGAGAGTTAAAATTCCCCGCGCAAAAAATTCCTGGCGCTTCGCGCTTCGCGGTTCGATGCACACGGAACGCGGTAAGTCAATGCGACAAATTGTCGCACCCGGTTCCCGGGCTTCGCCCGGCTGTGATGATTATGCAACGGTGTTGCTCTAACGCAACATACAACTCTAGGTTGTGCGCCCGGCTTCGCCGGGATCCCGGAGCAGGTGAACCGCTGTTGCGGTTCACTCCCATCGCTCCGCGGATAGCGGTGCTGTTGCACCGCCCACCCCGCGTCGCGGCTCGGGCTACTGCGCCGCTGTTGCGGCGCGACGCCCGGCTTTGATCCCATTGCTATCCGTAATCGGATTCGATTTAGAAAGTCGAAAGATCTTGCTCCCCCCAGGGGGCAATCCTGGAAAAAGGGGACCCAAGACTTACCCCTAAAACCGGGTTTTAGACATAGGGGGGAGGTAAAATCGTTTTAATAATAAATATTGATATTGCCAAAAAATTTTATAAAAATTTTTACGGGTGGCTTTTTTGCAATAGAAATGTTAAATAATTATAGGTGTGAATATACTATGTCAAAAGAATTAGAATTATTAAATAAACTTCCTCCTGATGCGCGTAAGGAGTACATGAAGTATGCTATTTCTCTTTCTGAAAAAAGAGAACAAGAAAAAGTAAATAATGATTTCCTTTCTTTTGTAAAAGCAGTATGGCCAGATTTTGTAGAAGGTAAACACCATAAAAAAATTGCTGAACAATTTAATAAACTTGCAGAAGGAAAGATTAATAGATTAATTATTAATATGCCACCCAGACATACCAAGTCTGAGTTTGCATCATTCTTACTTCCTGCATGGATGATAGGTAGACAACCTAAATTAAAAATTATTCAAACAACCCATACTACAGAACTTGCAGTTAGATTTGGTAGAAAAGCAAAACATTTAATTGATAGCCAAGATTATAAAAAATTTTTTAAAACTACACTAAGAGAAGATTCACAAGCCGCGGGCCGATGGGAAACGGATCAAGGTGGTGAATACTTTGCAGCCGGTGTAGGCGGAGCAATCACAGGTCGAGGTGCGGATTTATTAATTATAGATGATCCACACTCTGAACAAGACGCTATGAATCCAGAAGCGTTGGAACGTGCTTATGAATGGTATACTTCTGGTCCAAGACAGCGATTACAGCCGGGAGGTAAAATAGTTGTGGTTATGACACGTTGGTCGTTGAAAGATCTTACCGGAGCGTTGATCGGGGCTCAGAAAAGTTTAAAATCTGATCAATGGGAAGTAATTCAGTTTCCAGCAATTCTTCCAACTAATAAACCTGTATGGCCAGAGTATTGGAAGTTATCAGAATTAGAATCAGTTAAAGCATCTTTAAGTTTACAAAAATGGAATTCACAATGGATGCAAAATCCAACTTCAGAAGAAGGTTCGATCATTAAACGTGAATGGTGGCAGAAATGGGATAAAGATTATATTCCAGATCTAGAACATGTCATACAAAGTTATGATACTGCATTCATGAAAAAAGAAACTGCCGATTATTCTGCAATTACTACCTGGGGAGTATTCTATCCAACGGAAGATAGTGGACCTAATTTAATATTATTAGATGCATTAAAGAAACGATTAGAGTTTCCAGAACTTAGACGTGAAGCTTTACAACAATATTATTATTGGAAACCTGATTCAGTGGTTGTGGAATCAAAAGCATCAGGATTACCATTAACTTATGAATTACGTAAGATGGGTATACCTGTTATCAACTTTACACCCAGCAAAGGAAATGATAAACATTCTAGGATAAACGCCGTTGCACCACTTTTTGAAAGTGGTCAAATATGGGCGCCAGAGGCGGACTTTGCAGAAGAGGTTATTGAGGAATGCGCGGCATTTCCTTTTGGAGATCATGATGACCTCGTAGACTCAATGACACAAGCATTAATGAGATTTAGACAGGGAGGATTTATAAACCATCCTGAGGATTATGAAGATGAACCAGTTATTCACGACGACAGAGAATATTACTAATGAGCACATTAACTTACGATAAAGATTTACATATTTTTTTAGATGCAGAAGGTAATCCTGCAACTCAAGAAGATAAATTAATTTGGGCAGCTCAAAACCCAGTAGTCACTTTAAAAAATGGAAAACAAGAAGTTGTAAACATAGATGAACATGCCAAAGAAATAGTTGAGCATATGAAAAAAAATAATATAGACCCATCTTTAATTCCAGATATTGCTAGCCAAATAGGTAGTGGTCAAAGCGCTCAGGATATAATAGCTAATCTATTTAAACCTAAAATCCCTGTACAAATGCCAGAACAAAATGTACAAGAACCTTTACAATCACCTGATGTAATAATTGGGAAACAACCAACGGATATAACAACCGAAGATCAAAACGATGGATACTAGAGAATTTAATAAATTATATAATAATATTCGTAATCCTTATGATGAGGAAGATAATCAATCTATGGAGTTTGGTCAAAATATAAAAACAATTCCAACAGGATTTTCATTTGGAATGAATCCACCAACTCTTCCAACTTCTAAACCAGGTGAAGAACCTGTATCAGGTAATTTTCGTGATTTTAAAACCATGATGTCAAATATTAATCCTCAACTAGGTTATACAGATTCTAATTACGGAGCAAATATTTCTGGAATTATGAATCCATCTATTAATGCACCAAAGAGTTATTCAGCAGATGCTTACTATGGTCCAGAACAAGGAAGATATAATTTAGGAATTACTACAATACCAACTGCAAATGCTAGACAGTTAAGAGCAGGATATGAAGGTCCTTATGGTAATATAAGTTTTGGTGCATCTAAAGATCCAATGAACAAAAATGTAATGCTTAATTATTCTAATAGCTTTGCGGATGGTGGAAATGTTGTTTCTAAAATTAAAGCAAATGATCCAAATGCAGCACCTCTTATGAATACTCCAGCAGGACTTGTAATAACTTCTGTTAAACCAACTCAAAAAGAAATAGATGATTTTGTAAATCAACCTATTGCAATGGGACTACCAATACCTGTAAATGAATTTTTATCTGGAGAAAATTATCAAGATTATGTTAGAAGAAAACGTAGAGAAACTGGACCACCATTATTTTCAGGATCACCTGATTTTATTGCAACAAATCCTTCATCACCTGTGCAACCAATAAATATGCCAATGAATTCATATTTAACACCAACACAATCTATTTATGCAACTTCTGATAATAAAATTGCTAAAGCATTAAATACTGCTGGATTTACAGATTTAGAAATTAAACAAATAATGGATGAAAGAGGTTATGCTGATGGTGGAGATGTTGGCTATCAATATGGAGGTGGTGCAATTGGATATTCAGAAGGAGGTTTAGCTCCTATTACAGCTGGGATGCCTATTGCTCCTGGTTATGCTAGAGGTGGTTACATTAGTCAAGGTCAACCAGTTAATACAGATTTGACAAGAACTATTCCACCTGTTAGAGGTCCTATGTCTCAAGGTGTTGAAACATTATTCAAAAGAAGGTATAGTTAGTCATGGCTGATATAGATAAGGCGTTGCCTAATACATTAATGGATAACGCACAAGTTCCAAGTCAAGGCGTTGATCAAACAATTCAAGAACCACAAGTAGTACCAACTGAAGGTGCTCAAGTAATTCCAACCGAAGATGGTGGAGCAGAAATTTCTTTTGAACCACAAATGCAAGCTCAAGAAGGTGGACAAAATCACGATGCAAACTTAGCAGAATTTTTAGATGATAGTATACTTGGAGAAATTGGATCAGACCTTCAAGAAAAATATACAGATTATAAATCATCAAGACAAGATTGGGAAAAAACTTATGTAAATGGATTAGATCTTTTAGGATTTAATTATAAAACAAGAACACAACCATTTAGAAATGCATCTGGTGTAACTCATCCAGTTCTTGCAGAAGCAGTAACACAATTTCAAGCACAAGCTTACAAAGAATTATTACCAGCATCAGGTCCTGTTAGAACTGAAATTTTAGGATTGTCCGATCGTAATAAAGAAGATCAAGCAACTCGAGTTAAAGATTTCATGAACTATCAAATTATGAATGTCATGAAAGAATATGAACCTGAGTTTGATCAAATGTTATTTTATTTACCATTATCAGGATCTACATTTAAAAAAGTTTATTACGATGCAATGTTACAAAGAGCTGTATCTAAATTTATTCCAGCCGATGATTTAATAGTTCCTTACACTGCAACTTCATTAGAAGATGCTGAAGCAATCATTCATGTAATTAAAGTTTCTGAAAATGAATTAAAGAAACAACAAGTATCAGGATTTTATAAAGATGTTGATTTAGGGGAACCACCACTACAACAAAATGATGTTGAGAAAAAACAATTAGAATTACAAGGTATTAGAGTTTCTAAACAAGCAGATGTTTATACATTATTAGAATGTCATGTTGATTTAGATATAGAAGGATTTGAGGATAAAGATCCTCAAACTGGTGAGCCCACAGGAATTAAACTTCCATACGTTGTAACTATTGAAGAAGGTTCAATGGAAGTTCTTTCAATAAAACGTAATTATAAAGCTAATGATTCATTAAAAAGAAAAATAAATTATTTTGTACATTTCAAATTTTTACCAGGACTTGGATTCTATGGATTTGGTTTAATTCATATGATTGGTGGTTTATCAAGAACTGCAACACAAGCTTTAAGACAATTATTAGATGCAGGAACTTTAGCTAACTTACCATCTGGATTTAAGATGCGAGGTATTAGAGTTAGAGATGATGCACAACCAATTCAACCAGGGGAATTTAGAGATGTAGATGCACCAGGAGGAAATTTAAGAGATGCATTTTTACCATTACCATTTAAAGGACCCGATGCAACATTATTACAATTGATGGGTATTGTGGTTCAAGCAGGTCAACGATTCGCGAGCATCGCTGATGCACAGGTAGGAGATATGAACCAACAAGCAGCCGTGGGTACTACTATGGCGCTATTGGAGCGAGGATCGCGAGTAATGTCTGCTATTCATAAACGATTATACTCAGCTCTTAAAAATGAATTTTCATTATTAGCAAATGTATTCTCAACTTACTTACCACCAGTTTATCCATACGATGTCGTTGGTGGTCAGAGACAAATTAAACAATTAGACTTTGATGATAAAGTAGATGTTCTTCCAGTTGCAGATCCAAATATATTTTCACAAACACAAAGAATTGGTTTAGCACAAACACAATTACAACTTGCTCAATCTAATCCACAGATTCATGATTTGTATCAAGCATATAGATCTATGTATGAAGCGATTGGTATAAAAAATATTGATTTAATATTACCACCTCCTCAACAACCACAACCAATGGATCCAGCATTAGAACATATTGCTTCAATGACAGGTGCTCCGTTCCAAGCATTTGCTGGTCAAGATCATAAAGCTCACATTGATGCGCATTTAAATTATTTACAATTAAATTCAGTTAGAAATAATCCAATTTCAGTTGCTTCAATTCAAAGAAATATTGTTCAACACATTTCTTTAATGGCACAAGAACAAGTTCAAATAGAGTTTGTACAAGAATTACAACAAATACCTATGTTACAACAACAGGCACAAATGAATCCACAAGCTTTACAACAAATTCAAAAAATTATGAGCCAAATTGAATCAAGAAAAGCTAAGTTGATAGCTGAGATGACTAAAGAATTCGCTGATGAGGAGAATAAAGTTATAGGTCAATTTGATTCTGACCCATTAATCAAGTTAAAAGCACGTGAAATTGACTTAAGAGCTTCAGAAAATGAGCAAAAACGCAAAGAAGCTGAAGATAGACTAGCTTTAGATAAGATGAAAGCACTAATGAATCAAAATAATGATGAGAATAAGCTTGAACAAAATGAAAATTTAGCTAAACTAAGGGCTGGAGTAAGTCTTGCAAAGCAAGGAATACAACAAACTAAAATAACGGGTATATAAATGAAAAAAAATCCAGGTAAAATTAAAACTGTAATGCATGAATTTAAAGCAGGTAAATTACATTCAGGAAAATCTGGAAAAATAGTTAAGAACCCAAAACAAGCGATTGCGATCGCATTATCGGAGGCAAATATGTCTAAAAAAGGTTACGCTAAAGGCGGAATGGTTAAAGGAAATGAAGATTCAACTTCTGCTTACGGCACACAAGTTGGAGACCATAATAAATTTTTAAATTCTGATGGCTATAAAAAAGGTGGCATTGATGTTGAAGTT